TAAAAAAGATGCCTTTATCCTTGCACCATGCCCTTGCGGCCTGCCATTTAGCCATGTTTAGTGCAACAGCCATTTGCTTTTGTTTACTTCTGCCTGCACTTTCCATAGTTGTTTGATTGTCTGGCTTAACTTCTATAACTTCTGCACGTTGTTTGCCATTCTTATCCATGTAACTAATAAAGAAGTCTGGTACATACACTGTTGCTTTTCCTGTAAAAGGATTTACATAAGGTATCTTTACTGCTTCACTTGCCCATTTGGCAACGTTAGGATTTTCATCGCAGAATTTCATAAATGCGAATTCCCAACTTGATCTATATAATGGTGTTTTGCGACCGATATACTTGTCTGGAAACTTTAAGTTGTAACGTCCTTGGGCGTACTTGGCCATGTTACACTCCTATGTTTCGTGCTTCAGTCCTGTTTTGTATGTCAACTACTCTGTAACCTAATGTACTAATTTTTTCTCTATTATAGTTTAGTACTTCTGTTACAACACTACTCAACTGAACACTGTCTGTTTTCTTTAGAGTATCAAGTAATTCAAAAACATTTACGTCATCAAGTTTTGCTTGTTGTAACATTACTGTTCCTACAGCAATGGCAGAAGTTTTTTCAAATCCTCTGCTTGTAAAAAATCCTATTACAGCATCAACTTGGTTAGTAGGAAAATTAATAAAGTCAGTAAAATACTGATTGTAAAATCTCTTTACATCATTTGCACTATCATCTTTTACTACTTTAGGTAGGTTACTCATTTTATGTCCTTACAATGTTAGGCAAGTTAGCAAGTGTTTTGCTATTTGCCGCTTCTTTATATGCCGAACTTGCACTGTCCCATGCGGCGTTAATCGCATTGACACTTGCATCACCCCCTGCGGCTAAATGATCTTTTTTGTGTGTTGTTGATTTAGATAAGTCTGCTAACTTGTCTGGATTGTCTTGAAGTTCTTTTGTAACGTCTGCAAGACTTGTACTCTGTACTGCTTTTTGTATTGCCGCCACAGCACTTACACCAGCAACTGCTGTTGCAACATCTTTTAGTGATCCACTGCCACTACCTTTAGGAAAAAATGTATTTGCAACTCCGCCAACATTTATTCCACCTACGTCTCCAATAGCACCTTTAATAATTCCAAAGCCTTCTTGTCTAATTCCGTCTTTAGATAAATCCTTAACATTTCTTGCAGTGTTGGCCGCTTTTAAAACTGTACCTAACAATGCTCCTGGTGACTTAAATGCATCGCCTGATGTAATATCTCCAAACACATCTGCCGCACCTGATGCAACACCACCAACACCAAATAGACTTGATGTTCCGCCTCCACCTAATGAAAGTGGACTTGGTGTTTTATCATAATGTTCTGTTGCAAAACCTTTTGGTGCTGTACCTTCTGACACTGCACCTCTTGTGTACCATACTGTTTCAAACTGAACACTCATTGTACTTTGTGCAACACCGCCACTATCTGTTTGATCCATTGTGTCATGTTGCCAACTATTAATAATAGGATTGACAAGCGTAAATGCTGTATAACGTTTACGTGACATTTGATATACAACAATGCTATCAAAGAAAGGATCTATGCTATCGTTATCAAAACCATATCTATATTTTGACTGTAGAGAGTTTTTATCAGCAAAAGTATTTGCTCTGTTGTATGCAGAAGCAGTCGTGTTAGGACTTCCTGCTGTATCAGTTGATGCATAGTTTCCATCTCTGAAATAATATCTGTAGTATGCTTCCCACATTGCAGTTGTAAGACCATAGTTGTCATCATGGAAAGTAAAATTACAAGGACTATAGTCTATGCGTTTTTGTAAAATTCTTTTTCTATTGTATTGATGTTTTACTTCTGTAGTAATATCAAACTTAGGCAAGTCAACACTCTTAACTAACATATTAATAGTGTTACTATGTTTCTCTGATAGTTGTGGAATAATTGAAGAAGACTTTCTATTAATGTTGAATGCAACATGATAAAGAAACTTATTCTTAGGTGCATACTTAAATGCATCATCTACATATAATCTTGAAGCATGTTGATAGTCTGCAAGATTACCTTTTGGACTTAATGCTCCAGATACTAAATTGTCAAGAAATGGGGTTAACTTATTTGCCATACTAATATTTATCTAAAAAATAAAGTGGGTATAGAATAAAAAAGGCGCACTCGGCGCCTTTTCTACGTTTATTTTAAAACTCTTAAACTTGATTATACTGCGCCACCGCCAGTAACAAGTGTGTTGATAGTTCTGCCTACAGCAGTACCAATACCTGTTCCTTGTGGTGTTTGTATCGCATTATCGTATCTAATACTTAATGCAACACTAACTACTTCTGATGTTGCGTATGCTAATTGATTGTAGTTTGCACTTTCTAAATAACAACCGTATAACTCAAATGTTTCAAGCACATTAACTGTGTTTGCACCGTTACCACCATCTAAAATTTCAATACGTGTAACGAATTTGTAGTCCGCGCCTGATGCCGCACCTGATTGTTCAAAGAAATCAAACTGTTTCTGCAACTGCTCGCCAACAAGTTTCTGAACGTTGTTACTTACATCTTCACGTAAGTTTAATGTAATTGGTTCCCAAGTATGTTTTCCTGCAAGGAATACTTTTGAGTTGTATACATCAAGTGTAATCTGTTCAAAAGTTACGTTAGGTCTTGTTACATCGACAACCTGTTTAGTTAACTCTGTAGTTGGTGTTGACACTCCAAAATTTTCCAGTGACACCCTGAAGCGGTACTGCAATTTTGGCATTAACAAACCTTGTGAACCTGCACTCGCGTTGCTGTCCAAAGGTACTGTTAGTCTTGAAAGTGATGAAATTGCCATTTATTTGCTCCTATTACTTTTATTTATCATATTATAGGCCCGCTATTTCTCCAGTGTTTTTAAGTCTTAATGGAATGTAAATAAACTCCACTGCTTTCACTGGTTCAATTGCAATGTCTACATAAAGTTCGTTTCTATCAATTCTTGATGGAGTGTTGTTACTTTCGTCACACACTACTAAGAAATCATATAACGCTCTTTGTCCTACAAGCTCAAGCATTAAACTATCTGCTTGTTGTTTGATCTCGTCTCTTGTGATCTTATCGTTAGGCTCAAAAATGTAAGGCTTCGCAAGTTTGTTTAACTGTCCACGTAAGTAAATTACTAAACGTGCAACGTTAATTCTATCTAAAGAACTTGCATTCTTCGCTCTTGTCTTTTGACCAAAGTTAACAAGACCTGCACCAGTTAAGAATGTTACTGGGTTAACCTTGTTACTGTACAATGTATCTCTTTGACCTTCGTTAAGAGCAACTGTTTTAAACTCGCCTTCGTTATCAATAAAGCCTGCACTTGAAGCGTTAGTAATTCCACCACGTCTTGTTCCTGCTGGAGCAAACCATGGGTAACTAACTTGATCACTTAATGCAATAGTTCTAAGTATACCATGTGATGCTGGAACAACTACGTTGTTACCTGCATTGTCACTTGTGAATAAACTTGGATAAAACACACCTAAGTATTCGTCACTTGTTACTAATCCATTGTCGTTATCTTCAACAGCACCGTTAACGTTTGTTGCCCAGTTATTAATTCCTGTGGCATCACTTGCTAATCTCATTGGAGAGTCACCAACAACAAATGCTGTTAAGCCTCTGTCATTGTTCAATGTAACCATTTCACCAATCAGCTCTGGATAACCAGGTGTTGCTAATAAGTTAAAGATTCTTGATTCGTTATCTCTAATGTCTTGGTTGCTGTTCATCATTGCCTGTAATGCTTGTACAACAACTTTACGCTGTGCCTTACGACCGAATGTACCTGAACCATCTGCTTGGTTAGCACTTTCAGTTACCCATCTGTGTGGATAGTAAGCCGCCATTGACTCGTCGCCAGTACGTGCATTATCTTCTGCAAGATCGATTGAATTACGTACAAATTTCTTAACGTTAAATCCAGAACGTCTTAAGTTCCATAGCAACATACCTTTTGGATATAGTGCTGGATCTGGAGCATCTGGG